ATGACAGAATTTGAAGAAAAAATACTAAAATACATGAGTCATGGTTTGACAATCAAAGAAACCGCGAAGAAACTACAAGAAGAAAACTTTGAACCATCAAGTCAAAGTATGGTTGAGAAAACTCTTCAGAAACTCAAAAAAGAACACAATATAAAAACAACGTTTCAATTGGGTTATTTTGTGGGTCAAATTCAAGATAAAATAAAAAAATAAAATGGATGAATTTTGTGGAAATCTACATGCATTAACTCATATTGCATCAGAATTTATTAGGAAAAATAAAGTATTAGTTAGTTTAACTAATAATGGAACTAAAAAAATAGATCTTGGTATTTACAATGATACTGTTAATAAAGTAGATTTAGGGCAAGTTTTATATGCTACAGTTATAGACTCATTAATATTATGTTATTATAGATTTCATGAGGTATATGAAAATTTAACTAAAGATATTTCAGTTGATGAAGAAATCAAAACAAGAGTCCGAAAAGTAAGATTTAATAACAAATCTACTATTGCAGAAATAAATAAGATGTTTCCTGATATTAGAGATTATCGTAATAATGTTAATGCTCACTATTATAGAAATAAAGATATTGGATCAATTTTAGTTGATGGAAAATTAATTGAATATAAAATCCCTCATAAAATTGAACATATTCTCTATATAGAAGAAAGAATGATTGTAATTACTAGAAATATACATAATGAATTTTTGGAATTTAATGAAAGCGTTTCAACCCATTTAATAACAAATAATATTTCCATAAAATAGATAAGAGAGCTTAGTTGCTCTCTTATTTATTTCATTAAATACCCTCTAACCTTTCCCAGCATATTAACCGCGGTGATGTAATTTGATTGATGAGGTCTAAAAATACTCAAAATTCTATTTAACATAATCTGAACCATCTTTTACCAGTTTCTCAAGCACCTTATCTAATTGTTGTATTTGCTTATCTTGCTTGTCTGCAAGTGATATAAGAGCCTTTACCAACTCGGTAAGCTCTATATTATTTAGTATTCTTTCGTCATTGACGAAATTCTGTAAGTTATCTATTTTCATATATATAAATAGTCTGAAAATAAAAAATAGTGGGTGTCCAGTTAATGGTTACGTATTAAGTGCGTAACCCTTAAATTATTTAAGGGGTGTCCAGTTAAACTGGTAAGGGTGTCCACTAACCAATAAAAAAGGGGTGAACCCATCACGAAACACCCCTTTTTAAAAAAACAAAATAAAATTTTTATAATAAACAAAAATAACAAATTAATAATTTCATTACCTCTATATATAATATATAGTAAGATAAAATGAAAAAGTCAAGTAATTTTGAAAATATTTTGTATATTATTAGCAATTAACATCTTGAATTATGAAAAAACTTTACTCATTATTATTCTTATTACTATTACTTGCGTCTTGTGGTGACAACAAACAGCACCAGCAAGACAAGTTGCTTATTGAACTAAATGAGAGCAAGCAAGAAGCTGTAAGACTTCAGAATAAATTAAAGCAATTGCAACAAGAACTTGAAAATTGCAGGTTAAATTATAGTGCAACGGATGAGGTCTCACCTACTTCAACCACTTCTCAATAAAGCTGTTTGCATAGCGCGCAAGCGACTTAACTATTATTGATGTCTGTTTCAGTATCTCATCACTGAAGTGCCCCGACAACGCACAAAAGGCGTAAACAACTTCGTTTGACAAATCCAAGTAAGAACTTAAAAATGTTCCCAAAATCCAAGACACAAAAACGCTGGTAAAGATTGATTGAATGTATTGTATTCGATTAAGATTCTTTTTAAAGCCAGCTATAATTGCACCAGCAACACCAGCGCACAAGTAAGCGAGATCTTTAACCGTTATTGGTAGTTGTTTGATGTATGTAATTAATAGTAAAATAAAGTCATTCATTTGATTAGTATAGTATATATTATATAGATGTGCCAATTCTCACCTTTTAATAAATAGTTATTTATATTACATAAAGAATAATCTTTTTATTATAAAACTTTTTACTATTATTGCATTTCATAAAAAATGAAAAAAAATGAATGAGATTAAAGTATTAATCCCACAATGTTATCATGAAAACGACACAACATTTGGAGGTCAAGGCGGATGCTTATTTAAAGCTAAAGAATTAATTATAAAAGCCTTAAACAACAAGATAGGTTTCGATAATTATATTAACCTTCATAAAGAATATTTAGCAAACCAGAACTTAACTAAAGAAAAAATTGAAGAAGAATTAAATAAAGTTAAAAACATTGAATCTTACTTTACATGTGATTAATAAAAATAATTGAATTAACACATAAGAAGTTTCTTATAATTAATGATTCAATAATAGCAGTAGAATATTCTACTGCTTTTTATTTATCTATACCTTACCTTCATTAGTATTTGCGATATGAACCGAAAGGATAGGTTTCGGCGGTATTGATTATTTTGCTATTATCAAACGGTGTGTAACTGAAGTGCGAAACATCCATATAAACACGGTCAAACATAGCCTTACGACCACCATCAACATCTAGTATCCCACCCGCCCATGCACGGTCTGGTCTAACCAGCCATGGTTTTGTTTGATGTGGTGAACTCGGAAACCAAAGACCAAAAGTAAAATGACCAGCAATTGTTGGTATATGCTTTTTATTTACTTCATTTCGGTTAGTTTGTTTTAATATCCCATCAATGAAAAATTCAACACGGTCTTCGTACCAATCAAATCTAAATTCACGTTCTTGACCATCGTACATATCAATCCCAATTGGTGTTAAATTATCACGATATTCTTCCCAGTATGCTGAATCATTTGAAGGAACATCCCCGTTTTGCAATTCACCTCGCCACGTATTACATTTCATATTGTTAAATGATGGTTCATATATCTTACCACCATCTAAATGCGAAGGTAATTCAATATCTATTTCATGGTTTCTTGTCATGTAATAACCATCTTCATTGTTACCTTGCTGGTGTAGACCATCTGAAATAAAATCATCCCATCTAACATCACTAGGATATATTTCGTTATAGAAAAACGTCCAAAATGCTGAACATACGCCTAATTCAGTTGGTATTTTCGCACGTACTCGATAAGAACCGAAACCAGTTTTTTCTTTGAACACAATTACACCACCAACTCGATTAGTCCATGGTTGACCATGTTTAGGGTCTTGTATATTGGTATGGAATTTCGCATCACCGTCACGATTAACACCTTGTATATTTCCAGTATATAAATCACCATTCGCCCATAAACGCAATTTATCTGGTAATAATTCCACATTCTGAACAACCACACCACCATTTGCGCCACCCCATGCTTTGTGAAAAATATTGAAATTATTTCTAAAATCATCAACACTGGTGAATGATGTTGCATAAGGTGTTTTTCTTACTTGTTCACGTTTGATTTTCATCGGTAATTCATTTGAACTGTAATTCAAAGATTCAACGACTAACGAATAATCACCATCAACAACTTCTTCTGGCATAGTAAATGAAATTGAAGTGTCATTAACGCCCATTCTCCATTGTTGCGGTATTATATAGCGTTCTTTAGTATCTAAATTATAAAGTACTATATCAATATTTGGTTTAGTTATATAACGTTTAACTTGTGTATCTGTATTATAACGACCCACGTAATAGAAATTAGCTAAAGTTGCTGTAATAGTTTGTGATGAGGTTTTATGACCAAAATAAAAAGGCATTGAATTAACTTCAACAAAACCAAAATCATCAACAATAAAACCAGTTAAATTATAAATACTATTATCTATATGTAAAAATGAATGTTCTGAATTATTACCGTTTTTAAAGTTTAAAATTACCCTATTCCAACCCTCATTAAGTAGTTGCTTAGTTTTAGCGTTTACGCCTAAATTAACGCTTAAAAAAATATTATCATTTTCTTTAATCGCAAAAAAACCATACGTATTTGTTGCGTCTGTAATTAATGGTGAAATATTCCCGTTTATAAAATCATTTGCTTTTATATGTGTCCAAAAACCTAAACTAAAATCTTTATCGTAAAGCATGTTAAAAAATAATCCAGTACCTATATTGTTAGGTGAACGCAAATAACTTTTCCCAGTTAATTGAATTGATTTAACGTCTTCTATAACACCATAGACTGGTGAATCAAACGTTGTCATGTAAGGAAAATTCCCAAATAAATCACCTCCATTTGTCGCTAATTCATAATAACCACCATAACGTGATGGATAACTAACATCAAGAAAACCATTACCAGTTACTTTTATCCAATTATAAGGTTCATTAGTCCATGAGTTGATTTGGTCAAGCTGTATAATGTTCGTCGAATCAAATGTATTTTCGTCGTAAATTTTTCGCCATTTACCGTTAACAAACTTAAATTTTATTTGCTGAGGTTTAAATGTATTATTCACTTTTATATGTCGTCTAGTTACTTTTTTCCATGCATCACCAACAAACACGTATCCATTTTTATTTGGCTCATCTGGTAAAGACCAATCTAATGGCGGTGCAATTCCTACCTTACCATTTTCACATTTAATATTATACGTGTAGTATCTATTTCTTGACCATTCACCGTTGAATAATGCCATAGTGTACATCTTGATTTGTAACCAGTTTTCACCAGCATCTAAAACTTCAATTACACCATAACTTTGTTCACTACTTCCAGAAATACCACCACCACTATTTTCGCCGTCATTTACGTTGAAAGGTCCGCCTTCTGAACTTAAATACTGGTCGAATGGTGACGATTCCAGCATCGGTGTCCAGTAAGCTTTATCAATTGTATTTACGTCTACTTTATTACCTAATGAATCTGTAATATAACATGAATTACGCCCGTCGTCAATAGCTTGCATGTGAACATCCGCGCAGATATAAGCAACGTTTTTAATTTTATTATCATAAATAAAATTTGCTATTTCGTTACGTTCAGTTGCATAAGAAGCCCACGATGCACCCCATGAATCGTAAGAATCACCACTAGGGTTATTTCTGTCAGCTGTCCAAATAACCTGTGATAAAATCATAATTGATTCAATGTTAATATCGTTTTTAGCGTTCAAAAGTTCTTGTTTAAACCATGCTTTTTGGTTTAAACCTAACATTGTTTTATTTGCGTCGTCTGGTTGCCTTTGCTGTGTTCTATTACGTCTACAATCAAGTGATATAAATCTTACTCGACCAATGGTGAAAGAACTGTATAAACCATCATTAACGATGTTATTACTTCCAGGTGTTTGATAGGCGTATGTGTCACGAACAAATTCTAAAAATGGAATCCATGCACCGTCATCAACACTTACTGTCGGTTTCAAAGAATCATGATTGTCATATACATACTGGAACGGAACTTTTTTAACCAATCTTTTAATCGGTTCAGAAAATGAAATGTCAAGCGCTTCCGCATATTGTTGTTTATTATTTGAATTCAAATCCAAATAATTCAAATCACCTAAATGAATAAACATATCTGGTTCTTCTTCTGCTATCTTATCCCAAGTCGGTGCAACTGAACCAGTACGATTACAAGAACCAACAACAACTTTGAATGATTTAGAACCAATTGGTAAAGTTTTGAATTCAAATGATGATGTCAAATCAATTACGTCATTAACGTAGAAAACACCGTAATACTTTGTGTTTTCTTGCAATCCAGATATATCGAATTTAGCCGTACCAAACATTGAATGATTATTCACAATTATTGAATTACCGTATGGCAACATAGTATTCAATGAAGTACCTAAATGTAATTTTACAACACCTATATCTTGATTTACGATTGAACTTCCTAACACTTTTTCACGCGGAAAATCAATATAAAATGAACGTCCATCCCAATCGCGAAAACGTACACCTAAATAATTTTCAGCATCAAATTTTTTAATTCTAAAACGATTGTTACTAGTTGATGATAGAATAACTTGCGCGCCATCACCGTCAACATAAGGTGTTGAATCGAAGTTTTCAAAATCAACCAAAAACATTATTGTGTAAGTGTCTGGTGAATGCGCCGAATCAATATTATCTAACTGCATGAATGTCTTATCGAAATACATACATGATTTATTCTTTTGTTCTGCTATACTACCCGTACGACCGTTCAAAACGTTAGCTTTGATTGGTGTTGTGAAAAATTGCGTGGGTGTACTAGACCATTCAACAACTTGACCAGCTTCATTTGTTACAATACCAGTTTCATTGAAGTCTAAATATATTCGCGCGTTACCATCTGTAAATGTTGGTAGTGTCGCGTTAATTCCAACAACATGACCAGAATGTAAAACTGTTCCAGTATTTAACCATTTATCGGATAAATAATTTTCAAAATTAGTTCTATCTACATCGTTCAATTCTTTATTGAACATCATAAATTCTGGCATCTTACCCTTCAACCAACATGTATCATCGTAGTCACCACCAAAAAATAAAGTTCCTATTGTTCCCGTACCAGCTTCAATGTTATCATCCGTTTGAATTAATTCACCGTTAAGGTATCCTTTGAGTAATACACCATCATATACCAATGTATATAGTTTCATGTTTTTTACTGTTTCACCATATTCGTATGGTAATTTAGCAACTGCGGTGGCTTTGGTTTGTCCAACACCCCCGACGTAGTTCCAAAGTATCCCCATCGTTAGTTGTCTTCTCTAATCATTATCCATTCTGTCCCCTCTGTTGCTATACCGCTAGGTGGTGAAGTAGAAACAATTCTATTTGAATTAATTTGATTTTCTGCTAATTCAGCCGTCGAAATAGCAATTTTATTCAATACGTCATTAAGAATTTGACCAGTAATTTCACGGTCTTCATTTTCGTAAATACGTTGATTAATATATCTTTGTAAATCTTGTAATGTCATTATAATAAAGTTAAATTTTTAGTTAAAAGATGAGGTTGTAAAAGCTTTTGAAAACGCTGAATAAAGTACGTCAGCATCACGGAATTTATTTTCGAAATCAATTGTTTCACCTCCATCAATTAATGAATCATAATTGAGTGGTAAATGAAACTCGTTTTCTATTGAAGACAACTTGATAATTGCACCACCGTCACCAGCATCAAAAGTATAGCCGTCTGTCTTCATTCCAAATTCAAATCCATACACTTCAACTACTCCACTTTTATGTAAGACAGTTGCAAAGTAATCAGCCTTTGAAAGAGTCATAAGAAGCCACTTCGTTCTCTCTGTTACATCATATATCGCGAATTGAAGACTATGAGTAAATCTCGGTAACTCGTCAGAATAAGTTGCATTTACGTTAGGAACGATCACTTGACTATTTTGATTATTTTCAATGAGAATACCGCTCTTATTTTCTTTCAACTTGAAGTTAATTCTGTGCTTTGCAAGTGGTTCTAAGTTTCCGTTATCAATTAACTCAGATTCTATATTGTAAGATTCCAAGTCACTCTTATTAACCAGCACAACTTTTTGTATATAACCCTTTTGCACACCTTGGCAAGTTCTATGTTGACCATAATACAAATTCTTTAAGTAGTTCATTTTCGTATGATTTTAAATGAAGAACCTGCTCTTGTTGTGTCAACTTTTCCAGTGATACTTGGAACTTTGCAAGATGAGCAATTCTTATGGTCAAAGTGGAATTCTGCTTTGTGGTAACATAGAAACTCAATTACACCCTTTGAGACTTCTTTTGCAAGATTTCTGTAATGCTCGCTTATGTCTTTAATCTCTTTTAGAGGTGTTGGAATACTAAACTCATTCGTCTTACCAACTAAGCCGTTTGCAGTGTCATTATAGTTATTAATCAATATGTAACGACTATAGATAAAGTACATTACAAGGCTCTTTAAGCCCCTATGACGAAGCTTCATCTCACCCACTTCATAAGTTCCACCAGTTAACAAAAGATTATCTAAAACTGGATCATTTGAAACTGTAAAATCTTGTTTAGAATCATCTTTAAGAGCATCAATTAAAACATAAGCATATTGACCAAATAAATCAACAAGATCAAATTCAGCTTCAGAAATAGCAATTGAAAGTTTGCCCTTGTCATGGTGTCTTGCAATGTCTCCAATGGTGTTAAAGTCTTGGATTGTTATATATTTATTCAGCATCTTGATGAGGTTCTTGAGTAGAATTGTCAGAGCTATTTAAAGACTCTGTAAGTGGAATTATTGAACAAGGAAACCCTATAAATGATAAAGCGTCTTCGAGTTCTTGTCTCTCAAATTGTAACGATCTATCAAAACGTTTCTCAGCGTTTATAAAGGCTTCAGCTGAACTTCCAAATAAAGAGTTATCTGTTACTGAAACAAGCAACTCTGGCACTCCATAAGCGTCTATAATGTTTTGTTTTGAAGTCTTTTTTGTTGAGGTAAATAAGTTGTCATCAAATTGAGATTCTATTTGTATAACCTTAATAGCGTCGTCAAGCTCTTCAGCATTATCAACCTCATAGATCATCACACTATCAGCATTATCAACACCTAACATATTTTGTACAACCCCAGCAAAGTCTTCGCTTTCTTCTTCGTCTTTTCCACGTCTCACAAGTATTGTTTTTCCGACAAATCCCGATCTTGACATCTTATTGTTGTAGACAGAAATTCTGTACTCGGTGTCAGCATCGTTATAAACTGCATAAATCTTTGGTAAAGAGTAAATGTACTCGGGTGTAAGGTTCAAGTAAAATACTTGTCCTCTAAATGAACGTATCATTTCAAACAACTCAGCTTCATCTTCATTATGTCGTAACTTGTAATCATTCTTTATTTGAGCAAGTAAGACATTGCGGTCATTACTATATGGATAATACCAAGTTGAGTCTTCTTGCTTTCCATACGCTACTGATTTCTTTGAGTAATCTTTATAATAGATTCTACCAAATTGCTTGTTGTCATCAAGCTTTGAAAGTCTACACTTCGCATAATCAAGAACCTTCAACCCTTTCTGAACAATGTCACCAGCTTCGTTTATTCCGTAAGAAATATGAAAGTAAACACCATTGTGATAGCTCAAGTCTTTGGAAGCAACGCGAATGATCTTACTTAATTTTGTACCCTTTTTAGAGTCAACAACAACATCACTTGTCTTGTCTCTGAGTCCTGCGCCAGCAAGATATTTCTTGGTTAACTCAGCACACTTGTAGGCTGTAGGACTATTTATAATAACACCCTCGCACTCATACGGAAAGACATTATTGTCACCATTGTGGTAGATGTTATTTTCTTTTTTGTTATTGGATAATTGTATGTTACGTTTATCCAGTTCAACCAATCGAGCTTTATTATTATTATTATGTCTCATATATGGTTGAGGTTATTTTTTCTTTCTTGAAGCTCTTTTTGTTTTTGGTTCAACTTTCACTTCAATATTTTCTTCAGTTACTTCAGTTGTAACTTCTTTCTTTTCATCTTTAATAGTTGGTAAGATTTTGAATAAGGATTTTCTTAACTCAATTTCTTCATCAGTTGTGTACTGGGTTGGAGTTAAAAATCCTTTCACAAACTCATCATTTAGATTTGTGTCATAACATCTTACTTTTTTTCCATTCTCATTTGTGAATGTTAAAATCTCACCCTTTGGTGATTTAAATTTATAATCCATTTGATTAATAGTTGTTTTGTTTTGTGATTCCAGCAAGGCTCTTATTTCACTTGCAATTGCACAAGATGAGCAAGTTGGATATACACCATGAATTGACTTGTACAAGTCCTTAAATTCTGACAAAAGGTGCTGATTGCTCAACACCTCTTGAATAGAATATTTTATTAAATCCTGAATAGTCATTTGATGAGGTTATTAGCCAGCAAATGCAGAATCAAAGTCAGCCAAAGGATCACCTCCAACCCCAGCAGTATATACAAGTGGTAAGTTAGACTCTTCGAAGCCCTCTCCGCTTGATAACTGGATTGCTGAAGCACCTGCACCACCTTGGATGTCAAGTGTATAGTCTGCTGTACTTAAACCGTTATCGATTCCGTATATTTCAACTACATTACCGATTTTCATCGCTACAACGTAACGACCTTTGTCAAAGGATTCCAAGATACCTTTTGAAGTTTCATCAACTCCGAACATTAACATGTTAGCAATATGATTGTATTGTACAAGTCCTAAATCTGAAGTTGATTTCTCAACTGATCCGAAAACTCCACTACCATTTGCAGGCATAACGAATTTAAATCCTTTTGCACTCGCTTTCATTTCAAATGTAACAGAGTGTGTGTATTTTGTATCTGCGCTGATAGTCTTCACAATTGAAGTTAAGTCATCTTTATTGATAACAACAACCTCTTGAGCATATCTCTTATTTAATGAAGAGTCACAACCCAAAGAAGCACCAGCAATTAATTTTTTGCAAATTGACATTTGTATAAATGTTTTTAAGAAATACCACCCCAGTGATGAGGTGGTTATATTGTCCAGTATATTGAGTTACTGGTGTATTTTATTTAGAAATTAAAGCGTACTCGTCTGTAACAATCGCTACACCAAAGTAAGTCGCAACATCGATATAGATTTGATTGTCCTTGTTGTCGTAAAACATTCTAAACTGATCTAACGAGTCAACTTTTGGAGCACCAACTAATAAGTTTGACTTACGTGTAATGATTGCTTTCATTTTGTCAACTTCAGAAATTGCGTCCATACTTCTATCGATCTCAAGATGAGCTTCAACTTTGATTCCGAAGATATAAAGTCCTGCAACTGTGAACTTACGAGAAGCAACTACTGCGTTAGGGTTAAGAACTGCAACATTGTACTCGCTTGCGTCTGCTAAACTATTTAAAAAGTTAACTAACGTTTGAGCCATTGTCTTGGTCATTTTTATAACAACCTGAGACTCGTCAAACCAAGCCTTTAAAGAGATTGCTTCGTATGCTTTTTTCAAAGAGTCGTAAATGTCTTGTCCAGTGTCACCAGTAAGAGTTATTTTCTCTCCGTTCATTGCTTCAGCTTGAGCAATAAAACCATCGGCACCGTTAACCAAGTTGCTTGCATTAGCTTTGTCTCCCAAGTAAGCTTGTCTCCATGTTGAAGCTTTCATGTTCTTAACAACTTTCTCAGTTAAGAAGTCTAAGTAATCATTGTAATCAGGTTCAGCTGTAGGATCTTCAAGAGTTACCTTACGAGCACCCCAAAATAATAAGAAGTTTTCCTCTAATGATTTAACACAGATCGCGTGTCTACCATTCAACTCAACTAAGTCCCATACCTTTGTCGCATAGTCTTCAGTAATAGTTGCGTTATTCATTGTACAAGCTCTTGCGTCTGCTTTAGAATAAGCACCGTAATCAGCATCATTATTGATAATTGGAATAACAGATCCTTGTCTTACACCTCCAACAAATGTGTGAGTTGATGTCAAGTCACTTACACCGAAAACCTCAGTGAAAATTGCTTTATTGATGTTAACGTCTTCAGCTGACACCAAATCTTTAACCACCGCTAAGATTGCAGTTTTAAAATCGTTCATATTAGATTAATAATTATTTACGAGCTTGTAGTTTGCTCGCTAAGTAGTCAGCTGTTGTATATTGTTTAGCTGATTTATTTTCAAGTGATTTCTGTTCAGTTTTCACTTCTTGTGATTCTATTTGAGTCACCTTATTTTTGAATTTTAATAATTCAGTGTTTTGATTTTTGATGTTAACCAATTCAGCACGTAAAGACTCTAATTCTGTACGTAATCGATTAACTTCAGACTCATCTTCAACTGGTTCTTCTTCTTGTGCTTCAGCTTCAGTAATCTCTGTAACAACACCAGCTTCGAAGTCAATAACATCACCCTCAAGTGTTGTCACTTCTCCGTCTGCTTGCTGTCCGTCAATTGTGGCTTCGTCACCAACTTCAATCGAGTCTTCAGAATCCAACTTAGAAAAGACAAGAGTCTCACCGTCTGCTGTGTGTACTTCTTTCTCGTTATTAAGTTGAGTTGTCCCAGTGAAGAAATTCTTTAAAACTTGGAATAATCCTTGTTCGTCTTTCTTCATAGTATTTAATTGATTTGATTTTTGTTTCTGCAACTTGTTAAGTAATACAAGTTGAGGTTCTTCAATGATCTCTTTTGTTGTAGTGGCGAAACCTAACAACTCGCACTCATCAGCTGTAAGACTTGTATTAAGTCCCATCAACTCGCGCGCATAATCGTAATCAATGCCTGCTCTTTCATTATAGAATAATGCTATACGCCAGTTAGCTTCTTCCAAGTCAAAACCTAAATTGATAAAGTCATTTGCGTCACCAGTTGCACTTGTCCAAACATTATGGATAAAGGGCTTGCAGTTAGACTTAACTTCTCTAATGTCCCCAGCGAGAAGCAATAAGACACCACTTGAAGCGCACTCACCTAGAGCAATTGTTTTGATCTGAGCATTGTGTTTTGCTTTGTAGTCGTCAAGCATCTGAACAATGGCAAAAGCTTCAGAAACGTCACCACCAAGTGTGTTGATTGTGATTTCGAGATCTTGACCATTAGCAAGTAAAAGTTCGTTGAAGACTTTCTTACTGGTGATTGTTTCTGCTTCGTTTGTGTAAGAAACAATATCACCATATAAAAGAATTTGATACAATTCAATATTATTTATAATCGTAGTAATTGTTATGTACGCATAACTGCGTACATATATTTTATGTAACTATAGTTGTTACATATATGTATAAATAGTGATTGAAAAGAAAAAGTGTAGGAAAATGTAAAAAAGATTATTAAGTGGGATAATTATTTTGTACTAAAATAACAGTGGTAGAATCATCGATAAAATCAATTTTATCTCCATCAATAGTGGTTTCTGAAATTAGTAGCATTATTTTGAGATAATTTATCAATGGTAGAATCATCGATTTTTCTTTTTTATTCCAAAATATAGTTATATATTTGTAAAAGATAATAATAAAAGGGAGACATTAATGCCTCCCACAGTTATAATACAATAAGATCCAAAATATTATTAATTACCTCAATGGCTGCAACCATTTCAACAATTAATTCTATTTTTAGTTCTTTATAACTGATTCTTAACTGAATCATGTTTAAAGTTTTTAAAAATTAAAAAATATAGTGGCTTTCACTATATGTATATTGTAACTAAGAAATACAAATATACAAAATTTTTAAACACCAAAATAAAAGTCGTTAAAATATTTTAACGACTTTTATTTTTTTTTAATTAATCCACTTATTACACTTCTCAATAAGTTGACGAGTCTTATATGAGAGTATGCAACCGCATAGATTACACTTCTTACTACTTAGTTGAGGTTGTCTTGTGTCTGTTACCTGCAACATCTTAATTTCTTCATCTTTGAAATGTGGACAAGTAATGCAAGTTTGAGTTCGAATGCTTGCGAGTTCTTCAATTTCGATAGTTGGATTGTTGAAGTTTTCCACGCCATCAATTAAGGCTGTTGGGTTGAGGTTTTTGGCTTTTTGAAGTAAACTCTTTAGAGCCTTAGAGTAGTTCATACTATTTTTATATATAAATAGATGAGGTTTTACGGTTTTCCGTATATTTCAAAAAAATTAAAATCTTAACTTTGTTAAATATACATTTCAAATGAAAAAAATTTTATTAACTTTTTTAATATTACCTACAATATCATTCAGTCAAGAATTATCATTCAATGAGTTTAAAAATTTAACTAATAATTCAATGAATGATAATACCAATTTACTAAAATCAATACAATACAATTTAGTGAATACTGATAATTCTGATGGAACACAAACTATTACTTATAAAAAATTAAATGAAAAAAATCAAAGTTCTTTAGTCACATTAATTTGGCAAGAAAATAAAGATTTTTTGATTTTGTATCAGACTTACAATACCGAAGTATTAAAAGATTTAAAAGAATATATTAGTAATGGTTTTGAGAATAAAAAAACTTATGTATGGGACAAAAAATTATGTAATGATTATGAGTCTTCAGAATATCAAATATCAATTTGTGAATACTCTACTAGTTCAAACAATATTGTAGCACCAATTTTATATAAGATTAATAAAAATAAAGTTAAAATTAATTTTAAATAATGGAAGAATCATTAAAAAGTAGTGGTGAAAAAATAATTGATAATTTAACCAGTAGATTAAAAATACCCATCATTGCAACCTATGTTATTGTTCTTGGGTTTCAAAACTGGGATATAATCTATTTCATCGTTTTCGCGAAATTAGATGTAATTGACAAAATACATTTTATAAAAATTAATTACTCATTGTTGGATTATGTATGTCGAGTTTTTGGTAGTTTACTTTATGCTATCTTTTTACTTGTTTTATTTACATTAATTGATTTCTATTTAATAAAATATTTAAAAGAGTTTAGTATAGGTAAAAAGAACATTCAAGAAGAAATCGCTTCAGCTAATCTATTAAAAGAATATCAAACAAAATATGAAAAACAACTAATAGAAATTGAAACTTCCAAAAGTGAAATTGATAAATTAGATGCTGATAAAAAATCATTAATTTCACTTATAGAAGATTTAAATGAAAAAGATATTCAAAATAGTGATGCACTAAGAATTGGTGAAATAATTTTAGAAATTAAAGCGAGAGATTCTAATATTTCATTAGATGATGCTTTAGATTTATTAATTAAAATCTTAAAATTTATTCAAGATGAAATTGATTATATTGATTTAAATACAATTAAAAATTATGTGATTTCTGATATATCAAACTACAATAAAGTTTCAAATGAAAATTCAATAAATGGACTTGCAATACTATTAATTAATATGTTAGTAAAACTTAATTATTTGAATTTTGATAGAAAAGAAAAAACAGCAACTTATATAGTTAAAAATAATGATGAACTTGATAAATTATACAAAATAATGTTTAAATAAATAATACAAATTTATAACATGAGTGAAACTTCAGAAAAGATAATTGACAAGGTTATAGATAATGCAACCAGTAGATTAAAGATACCAATTGTCTCAACTTACATTATTGTTCTCTTATTTCATAACTGGGATTTAGTTTATTATCTACTTTTCCAAAGTGGTGAAGCAACAACCAAGATTGCTTATATAAAGAAGCACTACCCAAATTACTGGGGTGGAATATTTGAAGCTGTTGGAATCGCTATTTGTGTTTTGGTTGTTGTTAGCCTACTTGATTTACTTCTTACTTATGTACTAAAAGAAGTTTATAAAAATAAAAAGAAATTAACAGATCAAATTAATGATTATAAAACATTTGAAGAAATACAAACAGCATTGTCAATTCAAATTAATGAAGTTGTAGCCTTGAAAGAAAAATTATCAATTGAAACATCATCAAATATTAATAATTTAAATATCATTACTGAACTATCAAATGATAATAATAATCTAAAATATAGTAATAGTGAATTAACCAATAAGGTTGAATTAGAGAAGGATTATGTAATATTTGGTAAACTGATTGAAGAAATATCTGATTTAAAAAATGGGACTGAACACTCAACATTACATTATTTTGAAGAATTATTAAATTTCTTTTATAATCTTTATAGCGAATCAACCACATATTTTTTATTAAATGAAAAATTAAACCCAAATGATAAAATAGAGTTAAGAGTTGTTTATTTTGACATGTTATCTAAATTAATAAGTCACGAATATATTAAACTAGGTGAACAGCATCTGAAAGAAACTACTAATATATTTTTAAGTAACAAAATATTCATATTATATAGATATATGAATATTAATAATAAGTAATAAAACCACCCCAGTGATGAGGTGGTTTTATATTTTATAACAATTAAAATGTTGTACGTTTTTGAATTGCTCTGTTTGTTGAAGCTCTTACTTGTCCTATTTCTGAACCCTTTGAAGTACCAGCAAAAGAACCATCTTTAACCGCGGTTGCTACAATAGAGTAAAGTTGAGAAGTATCACCCATTGCACTTGTTTGATTAAACGAGTTACTTGTTGGTCTCATACTTTCAACGTTGGAAACACCTCCAAGGCTTCTAACATCAGCTTGAGAAAAGACAACTTCACCGTTATGCACTGGAATATATCCTGATCTCGAATAAGCTGAACCATCACCAGTGTAACCAGCTCCAACATTAGCACCTCCGACTGCTTTACCTATTCCAACAATCTTAGCCACAGACAAAAGACCACTTGCTATCGTTGTACCAGCCATAATATACGAGTAAGGTGCTGGATAATCCTTTAAGGCGCGAGTTGCCCCCATGTAAGTATTGGCTGTTGCTTCACCTATTGCCATTGCCTTATATGCAACTGTATTTTCTTTGAAGAGACTCTTTGCTGAACCAAACGAGTCAGCTAAATTCTGTGCCTTTTCTTGGTTGTTCGCAAACTGAAGTGCTTTCATATCACCCTGATATTTCTTCTCGAGATTTGCTTTGGCTTGTACGTAGTTAGCTTCACTTATAAGCCCTTGCTTGTATTGGTTATCCAAGTCAGCTTTTTTTGTTTCATTAACTTGATCTAAGATAGCTTTCTCAGCATCGTAGTTGAACCAAGCATTTTCTTCAATTTCAAGTAATTTCGCTTCGTGTTCGAGTTCTTGTTTCAACTGTTTGTCGGCTAAATCCTGCTTGTCAATTTGTTTTTGAGTATTCTTTTTAGCTTCGTCCAGTTCGTAGATAAACTCAATTTCTTTTTGTTTGTACTCTTGGTTTGCAATATCTCTTTTCGCTTGAGTAACAACGTTGAAAGCGTCCATTGATGAGGTCATTTGTTCTTGTGTCAGCTTACCTGCTTCAAGTAATGTTTGTAGTCTTCTTTTCTCAGCATCTTCTTCAGCTTGAATACTATTTAACTTAGAATCAAGATCAGTTTTTGCTTGCTGTTTTTTCATCTCAGTTACAGAATCAAGTCTTGCTTTCTCTTGGTTAATTAGTTCTTGATTTAACCTCTTATCTTCGTCTATAAGACTCTGAGAATTCTTTATCTTGTTTGCTAACTCGTTGGAAGCATAGTCAGCGGTTAACTGAGCTTTTTGCTCTAACAATTTTATCTGATTCTCCAACTCAGCCTTGTAGGCTTTCTCAGCTTCTTCAGCGAGTTTCTGCTTTGCTTTTAGCTCTTTGTTACTATCAGTTAGCTTCTTCTTTCCAGCATCATTTGATGAGGTTTTATCTGTACCGTTTTTAGTTGAGGTTACATCACCACCACCAGTTATACTTGATGAAACTTCAAGTTTGTTAAGTTTGCCATTCTTTACACTTTCAATTGTTTTATTGATGTCTGAGAGTACAGTATTTGCTCCATCTTTAACAATATTAATAACACCACCCCAACCCTCAGATAAAGCTGATTTAACACCATTCATGTCAAATGTTAGTATTGATGAGATAAGCTTTCCAGTTGACTTTAATCCGTTCCAAAATAGCTTTAATGCTGAAAGAGCAACTGTAACATTTGTACTAATTGCTTGTCCTATTCCACCAATTACAGCACGTAAGAAAAGTGAGTTGTTGTAAGTCTCTATGAAGCCATTAGCAAGATCAATTACAACCTTAACAGCTTTGGTTAAGCCATTAAAAAAGACCGTTTTGATACCTGCCATCATTCCATCCCAGCCAGTGTCAGTCAGATTAAATAAATCTGCAAAGGCTTGGTTAAAGTCTTCTTGCGCCTGCATAGACTCTTGTTGCTTTTGTTGTAACTCAGTTAGACCATCTTGTGACTTGTCAAGACCATCTTCAACGGCACTTAAAACCTTTACAAATCCTGCTGAATCTTCACCCATTGCGCCAAAGACATCTGCTGAGATTTTCTGCATTTGTCCAGCTGACACACCGACTTTCTTGGTTTCTGCTGAAATCATTTCAAGAGCCTTTTTGGTACTGATTGCACCGCTTTCAACACCCTTTACAAGTGTATCACTGAATGACTTTCCAAAGGCACTCTCTAGGGCTTCTCTACCTGCTTTGCTGAGGTCTTTTAGTCGTAAATCAACCTCTTTAATACTGTCGACCAGCTTATCTTTATATATACCATTTTGTGCGCCTGCTTCCATGATCGAAAAGAACTCATCAGCACTGTAACCAGCTTTTTGGAACATAGCGCCATACTCGTCTGTATTATCGAAAAAGTCTTCAGCTGAAGCACCAACTCTTATGAACCCTGCTTGAACTTTTGCAAACGCTTCTTCATAGGATAGTCCAAATGCTTGAGCAACACTGTTAACAGTTCTTGTAACTTCTTTTATATCACTACCAGTCTGTTCAGCAAATGTTTTGACCTTTACGGTAAAGTTCTCAAGATCTTGCCCAGTTAAGCCAGTAAACTGTCTTGTTATGTTGGTAGCTTGGGACATTTCATTGTTATAATCAAAGAGAGCCTTAGTCGCTAACGCGATACCTGCAACGGCACTAATCGCGATACCTATTGGTGTCGCAAGAAACGCAAGAGCTGAGGTTGTTAGCTGGACAAATGCAGTTCTCAGAGCCAAAAGACCACCAGCAACATTACCGTTAACAATCATTTGAAAGGCTTCAGAAACTCCACCAATACCATCAGCAACACCACTTGAAGCATTTGATAAGGACTCTAAACGACTTTCATTATTTCTTACAGCTTGACTATTTTCATTAACCTCTTGTGTTTGCTCACTTATCTCATTTGATGTTGTTGAGGTTTCATTTCGAAGTCTATCCTGAGCTGAAGCATTTTGTTGTAAGTCATTTTGTAATCGAGAAACTGAAGCTGATAACTCACCGTTAACTGATCTTTCATGCTCCAACATTTGAGACAATAACCTATGATCGTTTATTAGTTGTTCAATGTTTCTGCTTTGTGTTGAATAACCATTTGAAACAATGTCGCTGGCTTGTCTAAGATCGGTTAAGACAGCGGTTAACTGAGTCTGAGTCATTAAGTTTTGCTCTTGTGAAGCGTTCAACTCTCTTACTCTATTTCGTTGTTCAGCAACATTACCCGATAAGGTTACAAGTGTTCTTTGATAATCTCTGTATTGTCTTGTGTTGACACCTATACTTGTTCCTAACTGGTCAAGTGCTTGCCTATGTTGCAAGTATTCTCTAGTGGTATTTCTTAAGTCATTCTGAGCCCTTGTAAGCTGAGTTGATAATTCTGATATTTTTCTTGTTATTTCTTGTAACTTTTGCTCAACTTGACTGGAATCAAATGAAAAAGAACCAAGGTTTATGTTGTTAGACATTTAATTATCTATGTATTTTGATAAACTCACCCTCAGACTCGCCATTTGGCTTGTATTTCAGTGAGTTTAATAGATAATAAGCACTTTCTTGTTTGAAGTAAACAAGTGCTTTCAAATCTATATTTGCAATATCCAAAGGTGTTAAAGCCAGTGATATAGTGTGTAATATTGCGTTGTTAGCAATCTTTTCAAATTGGTTGTAATACTTTGGTGTTAACTCGCGATAAGTGGTGTCAACGGAATCAACAAAAGGATAACTTGTTGATGAGGTGTATATTTGAAAAGTAGGACTACCAATCTTTATATTTTGTTCAACCTGCTTACTCTTAATAAAGTAATATCGATCGTTTAACTCTTTATATTCAATCTTTATTTTGGTTGTTCCTGAGTCGTCTTTTTCTTCTTTAACATCTTGTTGCCAAATAGGATATACATTACTCTCAGATAGCCCAGTCATTATTGTTGTTAATGAATTGTCGTTAGTATAGACCTTACTTGTAACCAAGTCTTTTGACTCTTCCAAGTTTTCATTTATAACAGTTATTGCACCGTCATTATACTTCGCATTTGAATCGTTGTATTTATGTTTGAACAAGTTCTTTTGCGCGTAATTTCCTAACTCGTATTCTTCACTATTTCTTGAGATATACTTACTCGACCAGTCAACAACTTGAGTTGAATTAAGACGCTCATTAAGAGTTAAAAAATGAATGTTCTTGGTCTCATTATTTATGAATGGTGTCAATCCAAAACGCCAAAGGATTTCTTTGAAGAAGTCTGTAACTGAGAACTTAGTTAATTCTTCAGAGAATGATATTTGTGACTTTGAAACTTGTTCTATTTTTAACTTGATAGAATGTACTTCAATATGATCTAAGCCCCAGTTACTTAAATTAGAGTCTCGCAAATAGTAACGGAAACCAACCCTTTCACCAGCTTTAAGTGGTATATCAAAATAACCAGTGTTAGGTGTTCCTAAATGTTCAGCAACAATGTAGGCACTTGATGAGGTTTCAGAATAAAAACTATCTAATTTTAAGACAAGGTTTTGTCGGTCTTTTCTTCTAGGGTCGTTTTGGTCAGTCGGGTGCTCCCAGTTGTATTCATCCCACCCGACAAAGCCCTCGTTGGTAAAGCGATATGTCCCACTTTCTTGTACAGTAAAGTAAAACTCATTAATCTTAGTCGCTCCACTATTTGGGGCTAAGACAACTGGTAAAGGCACTTGGATATACCAGTCGTCCCAGTCCTCTGTCATGTAATCTTTACGAGTTGTTTGATTAACGTTTGCGATTAAGACTGGTTCAATTTCTTCTTGATCGTCAGACTTGATCGCTGGTGACTTGGGATAAGTCATATATAGCCTTTGGAAGTCCTCAGAGTTGAAAATAGATCCTGAGTAGGTATATCCAAAAGTTGAGAATATCTTACTCCATAACCAACTCACCTTTGCGGATGGTGTTAAGTAGTCAGCGTTGAGATAGTCAACATTTTGACGCGTTATTTTGCTCAGTCCGTTATAATCAGCAATAACATACAAGTAAGGCTTCGAGTTATCAAATGAGCTTAATACAGCATCAATATTTTTCTCGTGATCTAGCTCTTTGAGTTCAACTTCTTCTCCAATATTCTTGTTTGCAATCGACGCGAAAAAGTCAAGTATTCCATTCTCAATGTTTACTTCATAAGCTTCATTAGTTGTACTGTTAACCCTTAACCAGCCATCACTTATAAGTGTCACTCCATCAACTACCAACTTGGCTGAGGTCTTCTTGTATGGTAAGTTACTCACCGCACCAGTAAGCCCCAAAGACTTGAATATCTCAACATTTCGCTTGGTTTTTGGAATCTTGAAACTTGTTGTATAGCTGGCGTTAACTGATTCCACACTTGCAAGATCATGAACTTGAATACTGTATTCAAAGTCTTTATTACTTTCAATCTCAAAATCAACTTTATTTCCGTTGATATATAATTCAGTCATTAAATAAGAGTACTTGGTGTGAAAGTGTTATGTCTCTTAAATGAAATAGAGACGTCATAAACTTTCTTCGCTGGGTTGATTACAATTGAATTACCGTCGAGAATTATTCTCTCCCAGTTATTGTCATTAGTGAGTTGATAAACTTCACTTGATGTGATGAGGTCTTTAATTATTCCTATATATTCAGCCTTTACAACACTCTCAGCCGTACTTTCTTCATCAATAGTTTGCCCCATGTCGTTAACAACTTCACCAGTAATACTTGGAGTTACATAGTATCCTATACTATCACTCTTTAACTTGGTTGAAGTACGTTCGAAGTTCCAGTAACTATAACCCCCGAGTGAATTCAAAAACTTCAAGTAAACCCCATCGGTATAACGAGTCGACTGTACTTCAATATCTATATTGTAATTGTCATCGTAAAAGTTGGTATTAACAACAATCGGGTGTTTTCCAACTGTCAAGTCATTCGTCATGTCATACAATGCGACTGGTCTGCCTTTCCATACTGGCAACTTTGTTGAATTGGTTAGTGTAACACCTACTTGAGATACTTGATTAATCTTATTGCCAAGGACACCACCACGAACAAACTTTTTCACAAATGATTGCTCACTTATAGTGTTATCGGTCTTGGTGTCTTTGATAGTTATTGTTAACGAGTGAACTGTGTTCTCTATAGTGTTATTTACATAATCATTATTTGCGACTGGAATTGGTAACATAACGCGAATCATACTCGCAAGGTTTACAAGTACTTTACCGTTAAGATCACTATATAACTTGTAAGTAACTGAATTCACCCCAGCGTAATTAAGAATCACCTCAATATATTTGGTATTGATGAGGTCGCTCACTTCAATATATATTGGGTTATTTATGTAGTAGCCGTTAAGCTCTAAGCCCTTTATTATCATTATATTTTTATCGATTTCATTTCATCAAGTAAACGCTCTTGTATTCGCTTATTGATTATTTTCGTCACTTCATTTGTGATGTAATTCTTTACTTCTTGACTCTCCAAGATTTCAATCAAGTTGAGGTGTTTTGTATGTCTCTCAGTACCCTCTTTCTTTATCTTGTTGGTGATGGCAAAGGCGACTTGTTTTGCTTTATCTTGACCATAACCAAACTTACTTTGAACCCATTTTTGAAGTTCTTTGACTGGTGGTTGTTTACCGCCACCGCGTCCACTTACTGCATAATGCGAGTAGTCAACACCCCATATTTGAATCTCACTTGATGAGGTAGAAACAGCTTCCAAGGATTCGCGAAACTCGCCAGTATTCTTTATATTATTACGGTCAATTATCGGTAATATAAATCTTTTAATCACTTCATTACCAATATAAATAACCTCACTTAATTCAAGTAATTCTTTCATATTAGATGTTTAATTTTTGAAGTGAAACTTGCACTCTAAAACCTATATAATTGTTATCAAGAAAGTTTTCAGAAACAGCATAAACATTCCATCTTGTAAGCTTATACTTGCCATCAAAAGTGGAACACAAGTCAATCATTGCACCGTTACCAGTGCCATCACCACGTAAGCAAGATAAGAGTCTCTCAAGCTCAATACTTCTACTTTCATCAACTGGGTGATCTTTGATTTCATTATAGTTATTCAAGTCCAAGTGAGACGGTAATAAGAAGTAAAGTTCAAAATTATCAGTTGAAGTATTACTTGAACTAATCAAACCAAACTGATTATAATTCAATCCACCCTCATATAATAGTTGCCCCTGCCAAACAAGCATAACTTGTACCGCTGAGGTATTCTCAACTTGCACGGTATTGATCTTATTCGTAAACAATGGAGCTGAAAACTCCCATGAAAAACCGCACTTGTTTTGAGTGTTCCAGCTTTCAACTTGCTGGTTTAATTCTTTAATGTACATAATTATAAATAGTCATCGGAGCGTTACTTGACACCATTTCTTTTCGATAATATCTCATTAACTTTTCGTTCAATATCGTTTGAGATCATATTGTAACTTAACAACCAAAACACTTCTTCATAAGCTAGTTGTCCGTACTTTTTCGCAAGAAAATAATCCCCTTTTGATAAGTTCATTAACGTGACCATTTCACCTAACTGATTCAAACGCATAACCCCAGCTTGTAAGAGTGTTGCATCGGGTGGTGATGATAGGTGTTCCGTTTCCAATTCAAACAATTGAGTCAACTGGTCATTTATGTGATAAAATGTACTTAGTATAACAGCATCATTAATATTTGAGTATTGCTTATCAGTAATCTTCAAGTCGTTCTTTTGTGTAACCAACCAGACCACTTGTCGAACCTTACTCATCAATTCTTTATCACTTTCAAATGATGAGGTTGTTAACTCGTTTATTGCTTCAATCAAATCTTCTTTGATAAACAAATAAGGCAGTTGCATCAACTCTTTTAACTCGTTACCTAAGAGCTTATTATTGCGTTCTATAAGTTCATTAGCATCATTTATATTCATAACTTATTTTAAACTTTTGAATCTCTTAGCTGTTCCCGAGACACCCTTTAACGAGTAGTATATTGCATAGCGCGCACTGTCTAACAAGTGGTTAAAGGCATCGATTGGAGTGCTCTTATTTTCTTTATTCAACCAACTATAATTGTTCAATTCTTTTATCAAATTGGTTGAACTAGGATCAACAATCAACTCATAATCGAGCATCATACTTATACCTGCCGTAATGCTTCCAGCGCCTTTTATCGCTGGCGTTATGTTACAACCAAGTCGTTGTAATTCAGAAATCAATCTTGGCTCTGCATTGTCGGCAATTATCAACTCTTTGCCTGCGAAATGTGAGTTGTATTCATGTATTTGACTCGTTGACAAGTTTGGCTTGTACAATAATTCCTTGAGATAAATCTTCATCAACTTGCGGTCGATTGCTACTTTTACAAGTGTGGTCGGGTCGATCGAGAATCCGAAATCTTGTCCATATATCACGCTCAAACTTTCATCAAACTCACCAAGTTGCCAGTTTGAAAATACAACCCCCTCCGCCTTTGCAAGCCAGCCCCCGAGTATCGTGTGTTGATACTTAGTTGGGTTCTTTTCTTTCATCAACTCAGCACTTTGAATAAAGGACGGATCAAGATTTTTCTTGTTGTCGAGGTAAGTTGTGTGAATGTAGTTTACGTTTTCTTTTTCTCCGTTAAAGCCCTCGTTAACACCATTTTCAATAAAGAATCTTCTATAAATCCAATGTTCTCTTGTCGTGGGATTGAGAATCAATATCACCTTATTTACTACTCCGAGTTGTCTCACTGACAAGTCAATACGGTCAAAAGTTGTTTCGTCTGTAAGTTCTTCCGCTTCGTCAATTATAACCAAACTTACACCTGCAATTGATTTAAGGTTTGCTGTATTATCGGAGCTACTTGTTTGTATTCCGCGAAAGTAAATTACTGAACCAGTGAGCGTGCAAGTGATTTCCGTCTTGGTCACTTCAAAGTACTGAGAAACACCCAGCAACTCCAACTTTTGAACAAACTCGGGGATGATACTTATATGTGCACTCGTGAGAGTTTTTCGAAGAAAAAGTATGTTACGAGTCTCAACAAGCATCATCATACATACAAGTGAAGTAACTGAGAAACTCTTTGCGCTACCACGACCACCAGTTGTGACTGTATAACGACAAGATGAGGTTAGTAATGATTGATATTTGTGATTAATGAAAAGCTTACTCGTCGGTTTCTTCATCTTCATTAACATCACTTATAAATGTGATGAGGTTGTTCATTTGCAAGGGTTGTCCGCCACTTGTGATGTCTGTATTTTGTGCCACTCGCTCAGTCCAACCGTAGTTGCTTTTCAAATTGAGCATTGCAAGTTGAATTTTTAATTTATCTTCATTACTGGCTGTATAACAGTTTGTTTCAAGATTATCTTTGATAAGTTTATACGCTTCTTGTAGACTTGGAAATCGCTTAATAAGGTTAATCATAACATCGTAACTTATACCAAATTGTCTCGTGAGTTGTTTAATAAAAGTGTAACTATTATCTTGACTCATAACAATCATCTGACAAAACAAGTCGAGTGATTCATCTTCAGTATACAACTCAGCGTTAAGGTTTCCGAGCATTGCTTTTGAGATCTTTTGTCTTGATTCTTCTTTGTGTTTACTCCCAACTCGTCCGTTATCTCGCTTCTTCATTATCCAAATAATTAGTTATAATTTCTTCGCACAATTGTTGCGGTATAAGTGATCTGTTGTAACTACCCTTGCGCCCTTGTGTTCCAGTTTTTGAACCTCTCGGAGCTTTCTCGTGGTGACAATTTTCATTACCATTTTTACACTGCGGTCTCGGTATCCAAGTTTTTGAGTTGGTAAAAATATCAGTGGGTTTTGCACGGTCATCGCCGTACTGGCAATACCAAACTGTCTCTCTTCGTCCGTTTGTTCTTTCAACAAATTCATTTACAAAATCCATTTTTCGAAAGTATCCGCGAGGGTTCTCAATGAAGTATATAAGGTTTGGATTGATAGTTAACCAGTACTCAACAAGTGACATCCAGTGATTATTTACAGCGTCGCACTTGTGAGCGTACTCACTTACTGGTGTTCCGTTGTCTCGGTGGTGACTAATACCTGCGATTGAATAAGTTGTGCAATCGGGTGAAGCCCAAATAAAATCAGGAATGAACGGGACTTCTTCAACTGTTAGAGTTTCTATATCGCCAACTCGATTTATATTTTCGTACGCCGTCCAGTCGCAACTGAAGACGTTTATATTGTGAGAGTCTGCTACTCTACCCACTGAGCGACTCCCAGCGAATAGTTCAAGCATATTTTTCTTTTCCATTTTTGTAGTTTTTTGAAAAGAATTTTCAAGATCATTTATTCAGTATCTTGTATATATAAATAGTATAGTAAACATCTTTATATAAATAAAGCCCCATGTATAGGGGCTTTAATATGATTATTTGATTTGATGAGGTTTTATGGCAAAAGACAATAACCACCAGTGATCTCAACTCGACTTATGAAGTATCCGCCACTTGTTTGACAAGTTCCGTCAAGAGCAAATGAAACCGCTCTCTCACTGCGATTGATGTATTGAGCAACCTCTTTGCGTTGTCCAAAGTAGAAGCTTACTGAAGTATCATTTGATGGGACAACTTTATAAACATATTCTTTTCGAATCACTGGCTCGCGTCTCAACTGGTAAGCCTTTGCCATGTTCTCACTGTTTGTACACCAGCGCAAATTGATAAGTCGATTGTCTGCTTTATTCTCGTTGATGTGGTCAACAATGTTGTGAGTTGAGCACCACTGAGTTATGTACTTACGGGCGATTAGTTGGTGAAGTCTGAACGATGAACACTCGATGTGTACGTCAATGTAACCGTGTCTCGTAGTCGTCTGAGTGAGCTTGCGCCCTTTGTAGAATGCTTGTTGAGTCTTGTTGTCCCAGTGAAATTCGCTGAAGTCAACTCTTTCAATTTTATTTTCGTATTTCTTTGTATTTACGTTATTTTCATTACTGTTTGTTTTTTTATTAAACATTATTATTTTATTTTTTTCTGTAGAAAATCCTTAAAGATTTTCATTTTCACCCAGTTTTAACTGGGGTGTGTTTTTGGTTTTATTTTAGTTACCAAAAAATTTGTTTAAGAGTGCTTTGCTTTCATCTCGCAAAACTTCAAGTTGTTCTTCAACTTCTTTTATTTTCTTGTGTAAGTATTCTGTTACTTTATCGTTAGACTCTCTTTGTAATTTGAACTGTAATCTCTCCAGGATTTCTTCTTTGACAAGGATCTTTTTATATACCTTGTCTCGTTCTTCTCTGTTCTCGATCACCCACTCCAAGTATCCCATGTCGTCGATTTCAGACTCTCTGTCGTAGTTGCTATTTTTGATTAGTTCGATTTCACCGTTAATCCTTGTCATTACGTGTAAAGCTCTTAACTGTACCGCATTATCTTTATAACTTACCATGTTCTATCTGTTATTATTTATATAATTTATCACTTCTATTGGTTGTTGAGCTGAGGTTCTGTTTGTCTCCCAGCCCATTGATAGAAGTGTCTCAACTTCATTGTTTACGATCTCTTTGTGGTATATGGTAAAGAGCAACTTATCTTCTCCTAGAGTGTATTTGTTGGTAGCGATTTCAATTGCTACATTTTTTAATTCGTTCATGTTTATTTGTCTTTATATATATAAATAGTCAGCAAAAAGGAAAAGTTCACTTTTTATGTAAAATTTTTTAATCTTTTTTGTTGTAGACATTTAGTAACTCATTTAATATGTTGATTTCGTGCGCTTTCCAGTCGTTAAAGGCTAAACGCTTGTAAAGGGTTAGCTTTGCCATTTTCAGGTCTTTGGCGAGTTGTGTATCATTCAAGTAGTTGTTTACATCTTGTCTAACTTGCAACACCGCTTGTGTTGCATCTTCTTTGTTGGTTATTTTTTGGTAATTCATTTTTTATTTTTTTTAGGCTGATTTTTTCTTTTGATTTTGACCCCAGTGAGTAATTGCATTGTCAAAATATTCTTTTATTTTAGTTTTGTTACGGCTTCCATTTCGGACTAGGTGGTAAAGATTATTAAACTCGTAACTTTTCATTATTTTTTTTACCCCCTCTTTTTTTTCCTCGGGAAAAATGAGCTCGTTTAAAACGAAATCCTCAATTTCTTCGTCAGTCATTTTCTTTGGTGGTTGAGGTTTCTCGAAGTTTCCAGTTGCAACATCATTTAGTATTTTGGCAAACATATCATCTTTAGAGAGAGTTGGTTGTTGTATAACTGGTGTAATTACTTTCAACTCTTCTTGTTGAGGTTGTTGTATAACTGGTGTAATTACTGGTTGAGGTTGCAAGATCTCTTGTTTAATCTCTTGTTTAATCTCTTGTTTAATCACTTCTTGTTGTTCAAATTGATTAATTACTGGTTGAATAGTTTCAACTACTGGTGTTATTTCTTCTTTAGCTTCTTCAACATCTTCTATTACATCATGAACAATAAGAGCTGGTGTAAGTGGCTTTATTATATTACTTGAAGTGTCTGCAAATGAATGTTTATTCTCTTCTATTATTTCTTTAATTTGCTCCTGAGTGTATATATCAGAATACTCATCAATGTTAATACATGCGCCACTCGCGACAAGTCCCATCATTTGAATAGATTTCATTAAAGATTGAAACTCTTCGACAAGTTGTGTCATTGTCATGCCTTGGTAGTTTATAGTGCCTTTAAAGGGTAACTTGGAAGAGTCTTGTAGTGAGTTGTAATTCTTTATAATGCCAATTAAGTTATCTTTATTTCCGTGTTGTTTTTGATTACCTAGAAACTTATTTAAGTAGATAACACCGTCAATATATCTCACCTCTCCGAGTGATATTAGATCATTTAAAGCCTTTATTATAACCTCTCTTGATTGTCCCCCAGTTTGAGCTGACATTTCACTTATACTTATCTTATAAGCTCCTAACGAGTTACTGTTAGGTGATGTCATTAACGCTAGTAACAAGTGGTGTGCTTGTGGTGTCATGTTTGTTGAATTCATTTGTTGTATTTGTTTAATTCTGATATATCTGAACTTTTCATTTTCATTTACATGATCATTTTTTAATATAAAATTATCCTTGGTTGTGTGCTGAGATCTTGGAGTTGATTTCTTTTCCGTTGTCGTTGTCGTGATACCAAGTACATTTAATGCAGTATAATAGTCTGCTGGTCTTCTACCAGCTTTATTTTTGAAGTTGTCGTAAATCGCTTGAGCGTCTTGTTGTGTCAT